TCAGTAAAGACATTAGAATCTGAAGCTGACTCTACAAGTGTTCTGATTTCAGCAGCAGTCTGATCAGCAGTAGCACTTGCTTCAATTCCATTTAGCTTAGTATGGTCAGCATCAGTAAACACGTTGCTATCACTGGCACTTTCTACAAGTGTTCTTATTTCTGCTGCTGTTTGATCTGCTGTAGCAGAAGCCTCTATTGCATTTAACTTGGTGTGATCTGCGTCTGTAAAGACATTGCTATCAGTTGCTGCTTCTACTGCTGCCCTTATCTCTGCGTTTGTTTGATCTGCTGTGGCATTCTCTTCAATACCACCTAACTTATCTATAATTTCCTGTTGAGCAAATAAGACCTGATCTGCATTGGTATCTAAATCAGTTTCTGTTAAAACGCTACCATCTTGAAAATCTACCTTCTTAGCAGAAATGTTTGTATCTCTTTGAAACTTAATAGCAACACCATTACCAGGTTCATTACCACTGGTAAATGTAATCTGTGTTGCACTGGTAAACGTATAGTGGGTGGTTATGGTTTTTAAGACACCGCCAACCGTAACATCTACTTCAGCTTCTGATAGATAGGAGAAGGAGATACTGAACGGGCCAGCAGTACCATTACCAGTGTGGTTTGTAAAAGATGCAGCAGTGTTAGTAGCCATGATTAAGGAACAAGTTCTTTTTCAAGTTGATTATTAAAATCTGCTTTTATCTTAGCTTTTTTTTCTAATCTTTTTAGTATTTCTTTTTCTCCCATTACTTGTAGAAAAAATTCACCTTCACCAGATTTTATATAATAATTATTTATTTTATATAATTCTGAATATATTTTTTTTGCTGCCATCTGTCCTTTCTCACTGGTTAAACCTTCTTTTTCAACAATGCTACTCAGACCTTTGTATGTTGTACTATCTAAATAATTATTAACTGCTTTTAATAAATTTACATTTCCATATTTTTTACCTTGTGGGATGTGAGTGTTAATAAATTCCCTAAGTTGAGCATATTCTGTAGTATCTAATTTCTTACCTTCAATATTATTTTTACTATAGCCTGCCGTAATAATATCTTTTGGTTCTGGTAATATTCTGCCTATTTGTTTCAAAGCTAAATAAATTTTATAATTCTTACTTGTTTTATGTTTTCTTAATGCAAATAAATTAGTTCCAAGTCCAAATGGTCCTTCTTTGTATGGATGTACTATAGGTTCGTTAGTAATATGTTCACGCATCAAAGGTAAATTACCGTCATAACCTGGTGTTTTTTTATGAATCGCAATATTTAAATATGCCCAAAGTTCTTTTAATAATTGTTTGTCATTAAAAGCTTCATCTTCAATAGGTATGTTTTTATCAATAAGATCTCCTGGTCTTACTTTTTCATCACGTTTTTGTATATACCTAGATAAATCCCTATCTTTAAGCATTTCTTCTCTAGAATAACCACCTATTAATTGTAAAATATCATCAGGTATTCTTTTAAAACGTGCTAATAAATTTGAATAAGGTATTAATCTTGAAACTGTTTGATCTGCTATGAATTTTTTTGCTTTATCTGATTTATAATTTTGCAAAGGATTCTCACCAGTATCATCAACTAAACTTGGTGCTTCTGCTATAAGTCGCATCAGTTCATTCACTTGTTTCGTGTAACTTTTATTAAATATATTACGACCTACTACACCTGCCCACCCAACAGTAAATTCATCATAAGGTTTGCCTTTTATAAGGCCTGTAGAATTAACAAAATCGACCATCATACCAACAGCTTGTGCAAAAGGATCAAAACCAGTATTGTCGTATGAACTATATCTATAAACTGGTTCTCCATTTTTAAATTTAGGAGATCCATCTTCGTTATATTGTAATTTGCCTACGCTATAGGGTTGCCAACCATTCTTAACCATATTTATCCACATAGCTTTACCTTCTTTAGTTGTCCAGTCAGGACCACCACCAGTAAGAATCGTATCTGGCACATAGTCTTCTTCTAAGAATTTATTACCGTAGTAGAATGATAATCCTCCAATTGTAAGACCAAGACCTTGTGCTATGTCCATACCACCTCTTGCTCTTTGTGCGATAAGAGGATCTGGACTGAGCAAATCAACCCTAACTTCATCTGCTAAGAATTTATTTAAAGTTACAACATTCCCAACTTCTCCAGCGACATTTAAAAATTTGTTGTCAGTATTAGTTGGAAACGGAGTGCCGATAAGGGGTGTTATTTTAAATCCTTCACTCATTAAATTAGCTGGTGTTCTTACAAAAGTTAAATACAATCTAGCTATAGGATTACTAGCCCATTGATTAACTTCATTTGCTCCCATACCAAACAAACTGTCAGTACGAATATTATTAGTAAAGGTAATTGATTTTGAAAATTCTTGAGATTCTTTTAAAATTCTTGCAATTATTTTATCGTCAATTTCTGCTTTACCATTAGATAAAAAATATTCAATAATTGTATTGGAACTATCGTTAATATATTTATTAAGTTTGTCCCCTTCATAACCTAATTTATTTTTACCATGTAAAAAAAACTTCATATTGGCATAAGCCATTAAATTGGGTGCTTGAATCAAAGCATCATTAGAAGTCATTAATCTACTAGGAAGTCTTATTGCTTTACCTGTCCAGTTAAAAGCAACTCTTGAAGCCCAATCTGTATTTGTAGTAGATAATTGAAATTTATCTTCTGGATTTAAAGCTATTTTGCTGTTACCCATGTTTACTAAGTTATCTTCCATATCCCATGATTTCTTCCATACTTTTCTAGCAAATTGAAAATTACTATGTAAAGCTAGAACATGTCTTAACGCTGCCTCAGCACCATCTCGATCTCTTGAACCTTTAACTAATTTAAAAGCGTTGTAATATGTATTTAAAATACCTCCGATAAGGTTTACTTCATTAGTACCAGGGGCAGACATTAGTGCATTAATGCCTATTTCATTAACGACTCTTGCTGTTTTGTTTACTAATGAGGGTAATATTTGATGTTTTTCAAATGCTACAATTTTTTGAGGATCTCCCTCTGCTTGTTGGATTTTATTAGCTACTTTATATAGTTTAGTAAAATCGTTAGTTTTTTTTGCTTCCGCTAAAGCTTTAGTTAATTCTTTTTTTAAATTACTTATTGCATCTTTTTGCTTATCTAATGATATTGTTGTTTCACCTATAGATTCAGCAGCTATTCTTCTTTCTGCACCCGACATATTCATTACTTCTTCTACTGATTTACCTGCTATTCCAGAAGGTGCTTCTATTTGTAATGCTTTACCAACCCTACCCCATGTTGTGCTACCAGGTAAACTTAACGTCAAAAATTTATTTACTTGATTAAAAGCTTCATCTAGATCATTAATAGCATTTTCTATTTTAGTAAAGTCTTTTGAATTAAGGGCATTAACATATTTTATATTGGCATCGACAACACCATCCGTTGCTAGAACAACAGTTTGAGTTAAAGCAACGGCAAGATCTTCTGAAGGAGCAATATCATTTATTAAGCCATATATTCTAGTAAGTTCCTGAATGTACTCAGTTTTAGATAAATCAATAACTCCATCATCAAATAAATTCAAACCACCTAATTGCGTTGCATATTCAGTTTTTACAGGGCTAGTACCCTTTTCATTTTTTAATTTCTTTAATCTTATTAGCTCTTTAATAAGACCAATGTTTTCTGATTTGATACCTTTGTTTGTATATTGATTAGGAGTAAAATTAGGATCACCTAGTTTTTCAGTTTGATTATTTGTTTGTGTTTGTGTTTTTGTACGAAATTGATCTAAGTCTACTTTTTTAATATCGACCTGATTTGCAGGGTCAAAATATATTTTTACTTTATGTAATCTTTTCCCTTTACCTGCCAAGTTGCCACCTTGATGTATAAATCCCCCAAAACCTTCTCTTTGTAATTCTTCAGTAAAAGAACTAAATATATCTGATGTAGTAGCAGCACTTAACCCACGTCTATTAGAATAAAGTTTTATTTCATCATATATTTTGCCAATACTTGGATTTGGTCCTACATCATCTAATACTCTATCAATTATATCTGCATAATCATCATCATCAAAACTAAATATTCTTTTTATTTGTTCGATTTTCTCAGGACTTGCAGGTGCATCTAAATCAAAAAACTTAACAGGTTGTTTTTCTGTAATCTCATACACAACACCTTCAGTTTCTTGACCTTTTATTTTGTTTTTCTTTTTATATTTAACAGAGGTTACTAAGTCATCTGTTACATATAATCCATCACCATATAAATTCTCTACACCCCTTCCGAAAGTATCACTTTCATTAAGAGTAAATTCTTGACTAGCACCATGATAGAAAACATTTTTTCCTCTAGTGTCTTGAATATTAAAGTTGTTCTGATCAAAAGCATTATCAACTCTTGCTACTTTTTCATTTAATTTCTTTTCTTCTTTCTTTTTAATTTTTTCTAAATCCTTAATCATTTTATTAACTTTCTTCTTATCAGTATTGGACAAGTCTGCATCTATTTGTGCTGCTGATTTACCTGCATATTTTGCAATAAGATCAGAAAAGAAATCTAGCGAACCTTTAAATGCCCCACCAAAAAGTGTACCAATAGATAAAGCTGTTATTGTCTCTTCTGCATTAGGAAGTCTATTTTCTTCAATTAAAGTTCTTATTGTTGTTTCTGCTGTTGTTGTAGCACCACCTTGTAGTGCGGCATTTCTAATACCTTGTAAACCTTTAGCCTCTGTTGCAAAAGGAATTGCACCGACAATTAAAGCGGCAATCTTTTCCCCTTCACTGGTCTTACCTTCTTTACCTATATTTGCAAGTTGCCCTTTTCTTATTTTTTGTGCTTCTTCATTTAATAAATAATTTCCTACACCATTAGTAATTGCATACAAAGCAATACCAGGCCAACCTGCTTGTAACATAGGAGCAGTAGCTATACCAAGACCTACACCGCCACTCACTTCATAGCCAAAACTTTGTAACTGATTAGTAAAAGGAGATAGGTTACTCTTCTCAGGTATTGTTATGTTATCTTTATTTTGAATATAAAAAGCATTTAAGCCTTTTTGGAATTTTTCGCTTTCTACAACTTTTCTAGGTATTCTACTTTCAATAGCATCATCAAAAGAATAACCTGTTAATTCTTTAAAAATGTTATCTAACTTTATTCTTGTTCTAGGTTTTTTTTGTGTTTTTATAAATTGATAAACACCAAGATATTTTAAAGTTTTGTCAGTTACTTCTGGCCTTTTTGGGTTTAATATATTTTGATTAGCAACAGATAATTCTGAGTTATTTAAATCTGCTGAAACAAAATCAATATTTTCAGAAAACGCAGAGTTAAAGGCGGCTTTTGACGGATCAAACGTATCGTCTTTGTAAAAATCAAATTCAATATCATCTATATAAAATGAATTAATGATATTTTCAGTATTTATATTCGCATCAAAATTTACAAAGCCTTTTGTTTGTTTGTTTTTGTTATCTACAGGTTCTAACTCAGTAAATTGAACATTTGATGTAGGGTTGTCTTCATTTGTTTTTAAATTAGAATCAGTCATTGTTATTTAGATTTGGGTAGGAAGTTTTTGTATTCTCCATTTCTATATTGTGTCCATGCTTCAAATCCTTGCTCTTCAAATATTATCTTAGCTGCTTTCGCATTTGTAAGGGGATTGTAAAGTTCTTGGTTAGATTTAATTTTAAATTTAGGTCTTCTTTCTTCTCCAACCATATAACCAGGAGTATCTTGCATATCTATTTGCCAAAGACCTAAGCTAAATTCACCTTTCTTTTCTGGGTCTAAACCTGATTGAACTGTATCTATACCAGCTATTCCACCAGATTCTGCTAAGGCTATCGCTGCCATTATTCTTGCTTGTTCAGCAGTAAAGCCTACTTCCATTGCAAGCCTGTAAAGAGAGTCATAGCTAAAAGGTTTTGTTATATCTATTTCTTCAAGAACACTTCTATTTTTTAAGTCTTCTTTTGATACAACAGCATCACCGACTGTATTAACTAATCTTGTGATGGTTGGCATAATTAGTTCTTGACCAGTTCTAATTACATCACTTGTAAGTCCGTTCACCTCTTTTATCTTTTCTACGGTTGTATTGTAAAGTTGTGATATTCCAAATAAAGTGTCTCCTTTTTTAACTGTAACTGTTGTAGGTGAATCATCAGTAAAGAAACCAGGTTCTAATCCTTCAAATACTTTATCGTAATTATCTCTTAATATATACAATTTATCAGTTTCTTTATGTCTATAAACTTCTTGTTTATTTATTATTGTTTTTTCATACTTATCATTATCAATTAAAAGATCAATAATATCCTGATCAACTCCGATAAGATTACTTTCTAAATCTTGTTTTGTTGGTTTACTAGTGTTTTCTGTATCTTTATCTTTAGATATCAGATCACTAAAATTTTTCTTATCCTTATCTTTTTCTTGTATAGATTCAAATGTTATTTTGTTTTTATCACTTTCTTTACCATCTTTCTTAATACCTTCACCTCTCTCTTTTTTTCTTTTTTTAATTTCTTTTTCTACTTCTGATATTATTCCTGACCTTTTATATACTGAGTCGTAGTCCTTTCTTTCGTTTATTTCTGTAACATCTGCTAAAAATTCTATTCGTGCTTTTTTAAATTCTGTTGCGTGTTGTTCGGTTAATGTTTTATATTCAGGTTTTAATTCAGTTTTACTAAATATTTCAAGTATTTTCTTATTAAATTTACTTTCAGCATCTATATAGTCAAGATGTTGTTGTTTAGTATAAAAATCCTTTGGAAACATGTTATAAAATTCACCTTCACCGCCTAAGATTCGTTTTCCCTCATTCTTTGTGTTATTAATTTCATTTCTGTAATCGCTAAGAACATCTTTACCTTCAAGTTCTTTTGCTAATGTAAATAATTTTTCTAATTCAATCTCATCTTCCTTGGTAATACTTACTCCTAATGAAGTTTCAAAATTTTTTAAAACATTAAAAGCTTGATCAAAAGTATATTTATTTTTTATTAAATCAAATTTAAATTTTGTATAAAATTCATCTCTACTAAAATCTTGTTCCTCAATAAGATCTTCAATAAATTCAAAACGATCGGGAAAAGCTTTTATTAAAGCTTGTACTACTTCATAATTCTTTTCTTTAGTATCTGGATCTATTTGAACAAAAGAATGTCTTTTAATCATTTCTCTTATCGTATTTTTTTCTACTTCTATATATCTTGATAGATTTTGTTTGTTTATCTTTTCATTAGCTGTTATTAAATCTGTCACTAGATTGACAGTATCTTTACCATAAAAATCTTTTAATAAAGATTGTTTAACAGTTCCATTCTTTAAAATTTGTTTAGATCCAACTTTTAAATCGCCAACAAAGTCTAAATATTCAGTGGCTGTCTCAAAACCATCGTCTTCATATTTAATAAAAATATTATATGCTTGGTCATTTATTGTTTTTATTAATTCTTTAGGAGATACAACTTTAGTTAAATTTAACTTTTCAAGTTCAGTTATGTTGCTTTGTATATTTGATAAAGCTGTTTCTGAACCAATTTCATCTATATTATTAAAATTTACTAGAATAGTATTTCTTAATCCACCTTCGTATTTTTGAACATTATATTCATTATTTTTTTTAATTTGGTTTAAATAAACTTTGTTTAATGCTTTTGATTGTTTAGGTAGAAAAAACTCATTTACATAAAGAGATCTAATACCCTTAAGATTTTTTTTGCTATTAATTTGGTAATCCGCAACCGCATTTTTAAATTCAGGAGAATTTATTGAGTAATGACTAAGTGGAACTTTTTGGATAGAACCATCTTCTAATTCTGTCTCTACGTTGTAATTATTAAAAAATGCTTGAGTATTGGAACTTACAGTGTGTCCTAAATTAATTGCAAGTTGTTTTTCTATTCCCCTTCTAACAAACATACTAGAACCTATTATTTGTCTAGCGGCTTCATTACCATCTTTTTTTTGTATAGCAGCAACAATTGATTTTAATTTTTCCTCACCAGCATTTAATATGATTTCTTGACCTCTTTGTTCATCAAGAATTGCTGCTTGTTTCATCTTTGCACCAATAATCTTTTGTAATGCTGGATTTACAGTGGCTAAAGCAGATGCGAGTTCTTCAATACCAGTTTTAGGTTGAACTCTTACAGGCTCTACAAAAGTATCTACAGGACTTGCTGAAGATCTGAAGGCTGTGCTTTGAAAACTAGATGACATAATTAAGCTGGCTTAAGTCCAACGTAGGTTTGAAGACCAGATACCGCAGTATTAAGTAGTACAGACCCAAGAGAGGGTATCTGGTTATATGCCTGGTTAATATTACTTTGTAGTTGATTCCTTCTACCTAAAAACTGTGCTTCTGTACCTTCTATATTTCTTGTATATTGTCTTGCGGCAGAATCCAATGTTTGATTTATAGATTCTCTGTAATTAGCAGCCTGTCTTTCCTGATCCTGTAATAACAAACCAACAGTTGTACCAGCACGTTCTGAAGCAACTACCTTGCGACTAGCTATCAGGCTTTGTATGTTCTTGGCAAATATATCCTGTGCTGAAGCCTTTTCTGTTTCTGACTTCTGTTCTGCTAAAGCTTCCTGTTGTAATCTCTTTGCGTCTTCTGCTGATTGGTTAGCTATCAATGAGGATTGAAAAGTCTGCTTGGCTGCTGCCTGTGCTGCTGACCTCTGTGCAAGACCAGTGGCAGCAGTAAGTCCTAAAGATGCAAGAAATAAATTACTAGCCTTACCACCTAAACCTAATAAGCCTGCTGATTCTGCTGCGAATACACACATTTAGGCGATCCTCAGAAATTCGTAGAATGGTTTATTCTGCATACCATACTTTTCGTGATATTGAATAAAGGTAAATCCAAGAGACTTTAACCACTTGATAGCAGAAGTATTCTCTGCATATACAAAATTATATAAGATTTTG